AATTACAAGTCATTCTGTCAGGTGGTTATTCTTGGATCTACAAACTATGTCCCTTTCATGCGTTTACCTGCAGCAGACCGTAGAAGTATCGTAGAAGATCTTCTAGACATTAATGTGTTCTCCATGATGAATACATTACTAAAGTCGCGCATGGCACAGATGAAGACCGATATTGCAGAACTAGAACATAAGATTGAACTACAAAAAGAAAAGACAATTGCTCAAAAACGACACATCGAAACCCTTGCAAATAAGAACAAGGAAACGATAGATCGTCATGAAAAAGAAATTGAAGAATCAAACAAGCAGATAGAAGAACATCAAAAAGAAATTGATGAAAAGCGAAAGAAGATAGAAGAACTAATTCAAACTTCTTCCCAGATCAATGTAGATGCTGAGATTCAAAAATTAACAGATCTTGGTAGAAGTATTCATATGGAGATGAAGAAACTTGATAAGGATATCTCCTTCTATTCAACAAATGATCATTGTCCTTCCTGTTCTCAAAAGATTGACTGTGACCACAAGGAAAAGGTTTTGACTGAGAAGACAAGTAAGAAGTCAGAACTAGAGAAGGGAATGCAGTTACAAGAAAAGCAAATAACTAAGTTGAATGAAAAGGTCACTGAAAAGAATATAATCCATAACAAGATTCTATTAGAACAAAAGATGATTCACGAAATTGATAGTCAAGTCAGTGCAACAAATAAGTATGTAAAGAAGTTGCGTTCTGATATTGATAGTATTCAATCAGATACCAAAAATATTAATGAAGAACAGACTAAGTTAAAAGAGATGGGTCAAGCAGGAAAAGAACTTGTTGAAAACAAGTTGAAACTAAATGATGATATGCATCATTACTCTCTTGCATCATTCTTGATGAAGGATACCGGAATCAAGAGCAAGATTATTAAGTATTATCTACCAATTATGAATAAGATAATTAACAAATATCTTGCACAAATGGATTTCTTTGTTCAATTTGAATTGAACGATTCATTTGAAGAAACCATCAAGAGTCGTCACCGTGACATCTTCACATATGATAGTTTTAGTGAAGGTGAAAAAAGAAAGATTGATTTATCATTATTGTTTGCATGGCGAGCAGTTGCACAATTAAAGAATTCTCTTAATTGTAATTTGTTGATATTTGATGAAGTATTAGATGGTAGTTTAGATGATGTTGCTACTGAATCTTTCCTTTCCATTCTGAAAGGACTTGACAAAGGTACTAACATCTTTGTAATATCTCATAAGTCGAAGGAACTATTACAGGACAAGTTCCAAGATCATATTACATTTATTAAACGAAACAATTTTAGCAAAATAGATCAATGAAAAAGAAAAGGAAAGTAGGTAAAATAATTAAAGAAGATTTTTACAGATTTAATCTTCCAGATTGTTATACTAAAAATCCTAAATTGCACAAAAAACGAATTGAAAAAGAAGAACAGAAAAAAATAAAAGAAGAGCAAGAATTTTTTGAGTGGTACGAAAACGAACTTAAGAAATACGGTTATAAATGAAAAAGAAAAAGAAAAAGATGTCTCGTCGTATCGGTCGAGGTGATTCTGTAGACTCTCTGATCATGGGTAGCGAACCTGTGTGGAAGGATGCAGATAAACTAACACCAGAAGATTATGATACCAAGATTCTCAAGGCATTGAATTGGTACAATTATTCATGTGATAATAATTTGTGCAAACCTTGGGTCATTGATTGGATGATGAAGAATGAATATTCCAAGAAGGATATCAAGGCTGCTGCAGCATGTGATATCAATGCTATGGAATTCATGTATATTGGTAGTCGTTGTCGTATTATGAATTTAGGTGGTAAACTTCGACCAGAAACTTTGGAGATGGTCAAGAAGAATATTCAACAAATTATTCATGAAGGTATTCATAAGCCAGCAAAGATTGAAGATCCAAATAAAGAAAAGGTCAATGTTCAAGAAAGAATTCAAAAGAAAACTGTTGAATATATGGCAGTAATTGAACAAAGAGTTGATGATTTATTTGACTTGGCTGAAAATGATGGTAATCTAAAGAATATAGACCACTCAGAGTGGTTGCGTATGCAAGGTATTAAGTCTGTTCACCACAAGAAACTTGCAAAGGTTCTTGATCCACATATCAAGGAACTCAAGCAAGCATATAAGGGAGATCCCGATCTTAAGGAGGGGTTCTCTTTCCTTGGTAAGCGTAAGATCAAGGTTGTAATTGATGCAATGGAAGACCTTAAGGATATTCTAAACTCAAAATGATTTTAATCGATAACACACAAATTATTCTAGGTACGATCTTTGCTCAGTATGATTCTCCTCTAGATGTAACTGTTGATCTAGCAAGACATGTTACTCTAGCCACATATAGAATGTATCGGAATATGTTCCATGCCGAATATGGTGAACTGGTTCTTTGTCAAGATGCTGGTAACTACTGGCGGCGTGATATCTTTCCAAACTACAAGATCAATCGTAAGAAGACACGAGCAGTAGATGATTATAACTGGGATAGAATTTTTGAGATTCTTGATACTATTCGTGAAGAAGTTCGTGAAAATTTTCCTTACAAGTCAGTCAAGGTTAATCGTTGCGAAGCCGATGATATTATTGCAACCCTTACCAAGCACTATCATGATAAGGAAAAGATCATGATTGTTTCAAGTGATAAGGACTTTCAGCAACTGTTCCGTTATTCAAATGTGAAGCAATATAGTCCAATCAAGAAGAGTCTGGTAACTTGTATTGAACCAGATCGCTATCTGTTTGAACATATTATCAGGGGTGATTCAACTGATGGTATTCCAAATATTCTATCAGCAGATGATACATTTGCGGTAGACGGTAAGCGACAGAAGCCACTTGCTGCAAAGAAACTTGCACAGTGGAAGACATTTAGTGATGTACCACAGGAATTTCAATCAAATATTAATAGAAATCAAATGTTGGTCGATCACACATATATACCTATGGAGTATGAGAACGCTATTCTGGAAGAGTTCAAGGAACCACCAGAGGGAGATCGATCCAAGTTGTTCGATTACTTCGTTGATAAGCGATTGAAAAATTTAATGGATGTAATACAGGATTTTTAAAATGATAAAATTGATATCTGAAATAATTTATGATGTTAGAGATACTGCAACAGACGAAGGCAAGATCAGAGTGTTGCAAAAGAATAGATCAAAAGCATTAGTTGGATTAATGCGTTATGCCTTTCTCGACAAGTATCCAAAACTAGAAAATATTCCAGAATATACACCAGATGATGCACCATTTGGTATGTCATATACTTCATTGTATAAAGAGTATAGACATATTCCTTTCTTTTATGATAAGAAGGAAGGACTGCAACACAAGAAGCAACAAGATAAACTTAAACTTCTTTTAGAATCTTTACATTGGACAGAAGCAGCACTTCTTGAGAACATTCTTAAGAAGGACACTTCTTCCTTTGGTTTTAATTTAGAAATACTCAAGAAAGCATTTGTAGGAGAATTTAACTGAGCCATGTCCGAAGATTACAAGAAACAATACGAAGACAAAAGTTTAGCAAAGAAAGTTCAAAAGAAAGCATCTAAAAACAGTCGAAGAGAAAACAAGGTGCAACTTGATAATTTTAAGTATAGTATAAATGAAGATGATATGTTTGATTTAATTGATGAAATGGAGGATTAAAATGTCCGACATAGAAAAAGAAATACAAGAAAACGAAAAACGAAGCGATGAAACATACAAGAAACCACAGGCTGGTTTCTTAAAGAAGGCTGCAACATTTACACAATCTGTTGTTTCAAAAGGATTAAATAATAACAAAGCAGAACCGGCAGTTATTCATTTAAGACAATTGAGTTGTCATGGTGATGAAGGTAAGAAATTACCACCATGTTCTGAAAGAAAAGATAGTGTTAAATTCCCAGGTTCATTCTTTTGCGGAGCATGTGGTTGTGGTGATAAGGAAATGACACAATTAGCAACTCGCAAATTGGATAATGGTGAAAATGCATATTACAAATTAGAATATCCAAAGGTTCATTGTCCACTGATGATGCCTGGATTTACAAATTATGTTCCGACTACACCGGGAGTTTCTGAAAATTCCCGTAAGAAATTCATTGAATTTACTAATGGTATAGAGTATATTAGAGAGAACTCTAAGTGATAAAGGAGAATGTGATGACATCTACAACTATGAAAATTTCCAAGCGTACATTAGACATCTTAAAGAATTATGCGTCGATTAATTCAAACCTGCTAGTAAAGCCAGGCAATACACTCTCAACCATTTCTCCAGTAAAGAACATTCTTTCTGAAGTAGAGGTTGCAGAAACCTTTGAAGTAGAATTTGGTATTTGGGATCTGAACAAGTTCCTTGGTACAATCTCTCTCTTCAATGATCCAGAGTTTGAGTTTGATGATAAGTCTGTAACCATCAGTGGTTCAAACAATTCATCTGTGGTTTATCGTTATTGTGAACCAAAGTTGCTAACTGTTCCTACCAAGAAGGTACAGATGCCAAAGGTAGCAGTTTCATTTGAACTGACTCAGAAGGCTTTCTCTGAACTTCTAAAGGCAGCAGCGGTTCTTCAACTTCCTGATATTGGTGTTCGTTATAACATCGATGATAGTAAGGAAGGTAAGATTGAGATGTTCGCAACTGACAAGTCAGATCCAAGTTCAAACTTCTATTCATTCCCAGTTGGTGATCATGATGGTGAGGAATCATTCAAGATGTTCTTCAAGACCGAGGATCTTAAGTTGTTCCCCGGTGATTATGAAGTAGAACTTTGCAAGCAGATTGTTAGCAAGTTCAGCCATAAGGATATGGATCTATCGTACTGGATTGCACTACAAGCCGATTCAACATTTAAGGATTGAGTATGCAGACAAATGATGACATGTTTATCTGGGTCGAAAAGTATCGACCACAGAAAGTGG